CGAGGTGCAGCAGCATCTGAGGAGCAAGCCGTGACGTAACGACGCGGCATCGACAAGTACGACCTTGGGGCGGCGCTGATTCTAATCGGCTTCGCGTTGCTCGCGCTCGTCGCGTGAGCTTCCCCCTTTTTACCTTGAACCCGGCAACACTGCCGGTAGGATTACTTGACTATGGCAAAGGAATACACCGTCACGGCACGTGGCGAAGAGATCACGTTCACCTCTAACTTCGAGACGCTCGACGAAGCGGCAGCCGAACTTGTTGCGCGAGGCAACCTCAGCAAGTTCGCACGGGAGCTTCTCGAAAAGCACCACCGATTTGGTCTGTCTGACAAGCAGGCTGCGTGGGTACACAAGATGGCTAGCGAAGAGCCTCGCGAACAGCGCGAGCCGCTGGCTCTGGGCCTCACCAACATCGCCAGAATGTTGGAGGTCATGCCCGGTAAGGGCAAGCGCAAGCTCCAGATCGCTGACGGCATCGAGGTGTCTTTGAACGGTCCACGCTCAAAGAACCCTGGACACGTCAGCATCACGGACGGCGGTCCCTACAAGGAGAACACCTACTACGGACGCATCGACGACGAAGGAACGGTCTACACGGGCCGCGACTTCACCGACCAAATCCAGCAGGCGCTGGTCTCATTCAACAACCAAGGACAGGAAGCAACCGATGACGACATCGACGACAGTATCCCCTTCTGAGATAGGGGGAAGGACCAGGGAGGTTCAAGCAATGCTCAAGACACTCCTGCAACTGAGCAGGAGACTCGCAGAGAACGCGACGACTAAGGTCGTGAACGGCGACGAGCCGTATGTCACTAACATCTACGCGCTGCGCTCGGCCACCATTCTGGAGAGCCACATCGAGCAGGCGGTGCATCACATGAATGGCGTGGAGCTATTCATCAAAACGATTCAGCGATGGGAGAATGAAGATGCCAACTAACGATGCCGGCAAATGCACCGGCCCCATTTGTTACTGCGAAGAATGCTTCAATCGGGAGGAACACGATGCCAACTAAAGCAGAACGTCCGTCTGAGGGCGGTCACTGGTATGATCGCAACGGTAACCAGATAGGTTTGATCGAGCGTGCAAGCGGCAAGGGTATGCGAAAGCCCACGCTCCGCGACGCACGCGCTCACAACTGGGGACCAGGGGTCACGACCATCATCGGATGTGCCGCAGCGCCTGGGCTGACACGCTGGAAGCAAGAGCAAGCGGCTATCGCTGCCATCCATACTGCCAGGACAAACGGAGATACAAACAGCACGTGGCTATCTCGCGTTCTTGAGAAGGCCGGAGATACAGCGAAGAAGGCTGCCGAAGAGGGCACTAGCATTCACGCTGCGATCGAACAGCACTATCGAGGCGATGAGTTCGACAAGTTCTATCGCGCACACGTTCTGTGCGTGGCTGACTTGATCGAAGAGCATTGCCCTACGGCCACCACGTTGCACCCCTGGCTCGCAGAGGAGGGACTAGCCCACCCGTGGGGATACGGCACGAAAGCCGACCTCCACAGCGAGGCTTGGGTGCTCGACTTCAAGACGCGAGACGGTGGTCAAGATGTCTTCGACAACCTGAAGACATACGAGAGCCATTGGATGCAGCTTGCTGCGACCCGGCAAGCCGTGGACCTGAGGACGCCCACCTCTCACAAGAAAGACTGCGCGATCGTCTACATCAGCAGGACGCATCCTGGTGTGTGCTCTTTCGTGCAGGTCAAAGAGGAAGACCTTGAGCGTGGGCTTGCCATGTTCAAGGCGCAACTGGATTACTGGCAAGCGAAACAACGACACAAGCCGGAGTGGTAACGCAACATGACCTACCCAAGACTAGATGATGTCGTCAAGGCTGACGACGTAAGCAAGAAGGGCGGTGGCAACTTCGCTGCCGACTACGTGAACTGGGCGCGGATCGCTGCCTACCTGCGCGAGCACGCGCCGGGATGGCAACCGTATGCCAAGCCTGTCCTGGAAGACGGCGGCATCGCTCACCGTGCGCCGGATGGTTCGTGCTACCTGCTGATCGGGTTCATCGGACCCGAAGGTGAGGCCACGCAACTGATCCCGCACGCGGTGATGGATCACCGCATGAACGCCAAGCAGCAGCCCGACGCACGCGACATCAGCGACGCCTTCGTGCGTGGCATGTGCAAGGCAGCGGCGTTGCTGTTCGGTCTGGGCTGGAAGCTCTGGAGCAAGGACGACCCGATGGAACGGGAAGCCCCGGCCCCGAAGCCCAAGCCTAAGCCTGCGCTCGAAGCGTTCCCGCTCAAGGAGCACGCGCTCTCTGCGCTGGAGAACGTGAAGGACATGCCATCCTTCAAGGCGTGGGGTGCTCGCGTGAAGGCGAGCCAGATCACAGGTGACGACCTGACAGAGCTACGCGAAGCGGGTCAACAGCACATGGCAAAGATCAAGGAGGCGAGCGCATGAGCGACGACAAAACCAAACAACGCGAAGAGGCACGCGAAAAGGTGCTCTTGCATTCAGCGCGTCTGCTTGTTGATGGCGACATTGATGGCTGGCACGATTTCATGGAAGACTTATCCCAGGCTATTGAAAAGCAAGGGGGATTGCCTGACCGCCGCGAGGGTGAGAGTGCCTTCGACCTTGTGCTTCGCCATCTAAAAATAGAGTACCTAAGAGAGGAGGAGCAAGAACAATGAGCGCACGCGACGAGGTGCTTGAGTGTGCAGGTGCAGTCATCTCTGCATGGCGAGAGACCCTGCTGGATTCTGTCCCCGCTGGCCTAGAGGAATCTATCGTAGATCTTCGGGCAGCGGTGGAGCGGATGAACGAAGAGTCACACGCACGGGCTACCGATCCTGAAACCAGCAAGCAGGGGCCAGTCTCTTACCGCATGAACCAAAGCCGTAGCGATGTGCTGCGGACGTTGCGACTTCGACCGCTGACGGACATCGAGCTTGTCTCCGCTATGAGCCCGAAGATGTCAGCGAGCGGTGCCCGATCTCGACGCGCTGAACTAGTTCGCATGGGTCTGGTCAAAGACACAGGCAAGCGACGCAGGTCATCGACCGGCAGGCTACACGCCGTCTGGGAGGTGGTATGATTCATCCATACATCATCCTCGAATCAACCAGCCGTGCGTTCTTCGTTCATCCAGAGTCCGTGTGGAGTGCTTCAAGACAGCAAATATTCAGCGCACCACGCAAGGTCACTGCTTATCTGATACGCAAGCACACGGACTTGTCCATGGAGGACATCGCTTACTTTCTCAATCGTAGAGATCATTCGACTAGTGTGTATTGGGTCAAACAAATCGAAGATCGTGTCAACAACGGATCTTATGTAGAGATCGTCAGCAGGATTGAGGACAGTTTCAAAGATGCCCAGCAAACGACCGCCGAAATACAGGATCTATGTAACGCCCACTCGATTCTGCGAGAAGGGTCACGACACACACGTTGTTGGCATCGATTACAATGGATACTGCAATGCTTGCCTGGGCAAGAAGTCCCCGTCAGCAGAGCAGGATCGGCAGAGAGCGGAAGACCTGTTGAAGCTAACAACTAAACTGGAGCATTGCATGCCATGGGAAAGAAGAGACATACTGATGGAGATACGAGCCGTGAAGAGGGGATCTACGGGCTGATGCAAGCAGCCGGGTTCACGTCTATCGAGCAACTAGCCGAGCACTCTGGAGTGAGTACTCGGACGATCTTCAACTGCCAGTACGGACTTCACAAGCCGAACAAGAGCACCATCAAACTCCTTGCTCTGTCTCTGAAGGCTGATCAGGGAGACGTTGAAGATCTTCTAACTGAGCCAGAATGATCGGCTCTCGCCGAAGGGTCCACAGCTTACGCTTGCCCTTCGGCCCTCTCTGAGACCACGACCAGATCTCGAAGCGTGCTGGTGATTCCAGCCAGAGCTTCAGTCGTGGCTCTGCTATCGACTTCTTGCGGCGAGCCGCATGGCCGGAACCGGACGTTGCTTGCACCGCTAGCGGTCCTTGTTCGAGGTCGTCGATGACGATCATGTCGATGCAGCCGAACAGATCCTGCCGGATCTTTGCCCACTGGTTCCACTTCTCTACGACCCCTGCGGTCCATCCGTTCTTGCGGCAATACTGAAGAGATCTTTGAGTGGGGCTAGACATGGCTGGTTGTTCTTGATAATTATCGTGAGGTTCAGTAATTGGCATTACGAGCGAGAGGGATCCGTTTTCATAGCCGGGTCTTGATGATTGTGGCGGTCAGTGGTTTTTGGGGTTGCTTTCCTTCCACTGGCCGCCACTACTTTTAGCATTCCTGGGGCCGAGACTTTGTAGTGCGCGTTGCGGTTGGTCAGAGACTGCGACTGCGCCTCACTCCCTACTTCTTCCCCCTATCGCCCTAGCAGGCGAGACAAAGTTTCGGCCCCTTTTCCTTTGCATGGCAATACATGTACGGTTACGTGTAATGCTTATGGAAATGCAAACAAAGCTGCTTGGCAAGCAACTTCAGCTTTCACCGCTGTGGAGTGACCACGTTTCGGTGCCCGCTCGCTGGCTCTTCATCTGCCTTCTTCTAGAGACCGATGATCAGGGTGAGATCGTCGTAGACGAGGACTACCGAGTCTGCTCAGAGATCTCAGGGCTAGGAATCCAGTCAGTGCAGAAGGCGTTGACCGAACTTGAGAAGGCGAAGATGATTACGGCGTTTGACGACGACACGGTCATCGTGCATCGCCCAAACATGTATCGGCATCGGCGAACCAAGAGGCAGGTGATGAACGCCGAATACGTCAGGCGTCACCGTGACCGTAAGCGTAACGGTCAACTTACTGAAAGCGTACATCCCCCCCAGACCCCCCCTAGTGATAGTACTACTAGTACTACTAGTACTAGTACAGTACAGAAGGACTCTGGAAGCACGACCGTTGAGCCATCCTCCAAGGATGAGAAGCCCAAGAAGACCGACAAGCAGATCCGCGAGGAGACTGGGTTCAACGAGTTCTGGGATGCCTACGGCAAGAAGACCAGCACCAAGACAGCCCTCACCGCCTGGAAGAACCTGACCAAACGGGACCGTGAGGCTGCCATGGGGGCCGTCGCTGCCTACGTAGCGGCCACCCCCGACGTGCGCTTCCGCAAGAATCCATCCACCTGGATCCACCAGCGATGCTGGGAGGATGAGTTGGTGGCACCCCAGAAAGCCCCGCCTCGGGAGCATATCCATGAGGCTGGCGAGATTGACTTCTGAGGGCACTTATCTCTCCAGGGTGTCTGGGGAGGTGCCAAGCATTTCAGTGGCTTACAGAGGAAGGGAGGGCCGTTAGAATGGAAGAGAGCGACAAGGCTGAATACATGAACGCATGGCGGGTGGTCGAGTCGGGGCTGAAGAAGTGCCCCGAGCACGGCAACTACGAGTCCGATCTGATGGCTCACCGGCACCCACGGTGCCAAGCCTTCTGGACGAAGTGCCCGCGCTGCAACGAAGAGATCGAGAAGGAGGAGAAGGAACTACAAGCCCGCTACGAAGCATGGCTTACCGACGATGACACCGTGAAGTCGCAGGTCAACGAGCTTCTGCTGGTCCAGGCCGGGGTGCCGCCTCGATACTTCGATGCAACCCTGGAGAACTGGCGCGACACAGATCCAGCGATGAAGAAGATCGGAGACAAACTTCGCAAGTATCTGGAGGAGTTCGAGATCGCGCTGGAGAGGGGCTCCAGCCTCATCTTCATCGGCAACCCAGGCACCGGCAAGACCTTCGCCGCGTGCTCGATCGTCAACAACCTGATCCTGAAGAGGGGTCACAGCGCCTGCTACGTCACGGCCAACGAGTTCCTGACCCGGCTGCGAAACTGCTACGGCAGCGGAGCTACCGAGATGGAGAGCGAAGTGTTCGATGCCTACACCGCTCCCAGCCTGCTGGTCGTGGACGAAGTCGGGCGACACAAGGACAGCAA